TAATCTTATTATTGTAAGAAGTGGTGATATATATGTCATATTTAACCATGATAATGATATGTTTAACATTCAAGAGCTATCTGATTTTATTGGATGTAAGAGTGTTTTATCGTCTATTGTGAAAGATCCGCTAAATGGGGCTATGTATATTGTTGAGGATGTATCTGGGCAGAAGTGGGGTGATATCGTGGCTTTGGTAAGATTCGGTTGTATGGTGAATAAGTCTATTGTAAAGGATTTGATCATTAAGTCTATTAGGTTATGGGTGGAGATATGTGACTTCTCTTATGATGATACCGATCCATCTACATCCGATCCTATATACGATACGTTTCTTTTTAAGAGTTATATGTCTGTAGCCGGGGACAACCCTGACCTTAACAAGTTTATTGTATCCCTTAGAGGGAGGATGCTTAAATACGATCTAAGATCTCTTTATCTTTACCTAGCTATATTCATGGCTATCAACGGAGGCATTCTTCTTAGCGAGGACGATCTTCTTGCCGCTCTTATCTTATGATTGTATTTGTGATGTTGATCAAATTAGTATCTTTGTGAAAAAGATACGAGATGAATCAGATTAATATCATACCGAAGATAATTCATGATAAGTTCGCCGCTAGGATTATCATGGATGATTACGATATAGAGAAACCTATCGTTATTACTGTCGTGGCTAGACGTAACGATGGTGAGTATAATACCCAGATATTGACATACCCGACATCGGGCGTTGATTATGAGGGTAATGTAAGGATGGTGTTTTTCGATGTTGCTAGGTCTCATGTTTGCCAGATAACATCGGTATTTATCAACGGACATGAGGTCAAGACATATTATACCGATATCCCGGATCTTGATATGCAAGCCCGTTATGACGATAGCTTGTACCGGTACGATAAGAAGGTTAATATGAATGATATTAGGCTGTCGTTTCAGGTGCTAGAGACACGTGATCCCAAGGTGTTGCAGGTATTGGATGAGTCCGAGTGGGGGCTGCTGGAGGATAGGAAGGCGATCATCGAGATCACTACGCCGGGCATGTCCGACCCCGTTACGTTGTTTCTTGGCAAGAATCAGGTCAATACCTTTACCAGCCTAACACTAGGTCTCAATTGCTTTAATTACGATGATTGTAATGTCAAGTACCTTGATCTACCTGATGGTATATATGATATCAAGATCATAGGTAGCCCTTCTACTTACAACTTCAGTCGCAAGTATCTTAAGACGGATCTTATACGCAGACGTCTCGACCGGCTATGGATTAAGACTGATGTCTTATGCGAGGACAAGGATAAGGATCTTATAGACAAGATACAGGAGATGGAGACACTTATGGTCGTAGCCGAGGCGAATGTCAGGTTGGATAACATAAGGGCCGCCCATGAGATTATTGATCGTGTCGGAGAGCTTCTTGAGATGGCTACCAATTGCGTGGATTGTTGAATAAAAAAATATAGTTATGGGTTGTAATACTTGTAAGGAAAAGGCGTTAAAGGCTGAGAGGGAAAGAATTGAGAGAAGCATGATGAATCGTGTTTCTTCCACCGTTATTAGTGATAGGGAATATGCTTCTAGAAGCACCGCTGGATGTATGGTTATGCAAGATCCGTTGCAGACCATGGAGCGTGACGTGGTTAGTATATATAAGCAAGTTCGTACCAAGGGTGATGGCGTTGGCGTATCTTATCTTAATATGCAGAAAAAGATCCGTGAGTGGATCAAGAACCTGCCATATGGATGCCCGCCTGATGAGGAGGTACAAGAAATGAGAAAGGAGATTCTGGATGGGCGCGCAATCTATATCAAACCTTGATAGAATAGATCTATGTAAGGTCGTAGATGAATGGCTTTCTTGCCAATGGAGTGGATACATGAGGTACCATAGGTATAGGATCGGGGACAAGCCCGATGTATCTTATTGGGGCAAGATAATTCGTCTGCAAAGGTCATTATGCGATAATGATTGCGGGTTATGCCCGGATGAGGTAAGATCGTTAAAGGAACGTGTTAATAAGTTGCTGGCATGAAAAAATATAACTGTTCACATATAACTCCGTCCACTTGCGTACCCTATGAGGGTGATCTCCCAGAGTGGTCAAAATATAAGGACTCTGATGAGTGTGTTATGGTCTCCGACGTGATAGAGGAGATATACGAAGAGCTAACCCGTATCAGGGAGGCTATAGATGTCCGGGATCTCGGCGAGTCTTGTGTTAAGATAAATGGCGATAAGACCGTATCGAAAATCCTTTACGCTATTGAAGATAAGATTTGCAATGGGTAATTAATGTCCTGATTTTAGGATATTAAAAATAGCCAATTGGATTGTGTTTGTCACACCAATTGGCTATTTTTGTATGTCCGCCGACTCTCACGAGGGAGCGGACATAAAGTAATTAATTATTAACTTCAAAATTAGATTAAAAAATGAAGACAGTAAATGTTTTAACAAGAAAGATGGGTGATTTTAACGTTTTTCAAAGAACGAGTGATGGTTATTTTGAAGCGTATGAGTTGGTTAGGCAATGGAACTCTTTGGAAGGGAATGAGCAAAG